AGGTACAAGAGCAAAATAATGCCTAAACTAACCGTCGCAGAAAAATATAAGCAATTGAAAAAGCATACCGAAGATGCGGGTATGAAAGTGACGGAGAAAGATGGTAAGATCATGGTTACCAGAAAGAAGAAAAAATAATGGTTATGGGTTTTACAGATCCTGGTGGTGCAAGACCAACACCTAATCGTCCTAAAAGCGTTTATCAATCTAAAAGACCCTCGTTTTCTGGTTTTCAAGATCCTGGCATAAGTGCTGGGCAATATGGTTTTGGTTCTTCTAGTGGATCAAGTAAACCTTCCAACAGACCAACAACACCAGGCTCAGGATATACACCTGGTGGTAATTCTTTTCAAAACTACAGTCAAAAAGATCAAGCCGTGATGTTTAATCAGGCTGGTGGCAAAGATAAATTCATACAACAAGCAATTCAACAACAGGAAAAATATCCTAGAGCTTTAAATTATCAAAAGTATTTAGATGATGCTAAACGATATCAAGCAGGACTTATGGTTGGTGGCAATGAAGTCAAAGGCCCCGATGGTATCCTGCGATTGCAGATGGCAGGCGCTGATACTCCAATGCGTGATGCTCAAGGAAGACAAATTCTTTCCATGCAAGCACCTAGTTTAACGGCTCAAGCGCCTACGATGAGTCAATTGTTTGGTGATATGGGTCGAGGTGTTAGTAATATCTTTTCTGCTATTGCGGAAAAAGGAACACCGATGATGGCTTTTGCTAAAGATTTATTTGGTGGAATTCAAAATTTTTTCGGTGATCAAATGGCTAGTCAAAATCAATTTAGTCAACAATTAATGCAATTGAGTCCTGAACAACGAAGAGTTTATGATCAATTGATATTTCAACCAGGAATGACCCGAGAAAGAGCTTATGCTCAAGCTGTAGGGCAACAATTTGCTAGCGGAGGTATCGCTACGTTTAATTAGTAGGATCGAAAATGTCCACTATTTCTTCTATCATTCCCCTAGGGATCACGGTCGACCGACCAAACTCTTTTGTACCTGGAATAAAATCTGCGATGATGGTAACGGATTTTTCTGTTTCTTTGAGGAGTAACCCATAACTATGGACCAAGGCACAATCTTCAAGCTTATCGATATCTTCTTGATCATACCAACCAGACGGATGCTCAACGGTATCGAGCCACGAAACACGGACCAATCTCATATTTCCAATATACATTATTCTACAGAAATTAAATCTAAACTTGTGCGAAAAGTCAGAAATTGGTTTACATATTTACAAAGTAGTAAAAATATATATATATCAAGGCTTATCTCTGTAAATATGTTGTCATACGGGGGTATGTCCTCCGTTTACAAGATGACACGGTTTGTTGAAAAATATAGCTTTTTTGACACCACACCCCAAAAAGGAGTGCAAAATTATGCCTAAAAAAGACGTAAAAACGCTCGAATTGACCCCAAAACAGATGAAATTTGTCAATATTTTCATCGAAAAGGGCACAATTCAGAGTGCTAGACAATGTGCTTTGGATGCTGGATTTGCGGAATCTGGTGCTACAGTCATTGCGAGCCAACTACAAAACCCTAAATACTATCCCCATGTTGTTGAAGAATTAGAACGCAGAAGGGCTGAATTGAATAGGAGATACTCCATTTCCTACAAATCACACATACAAAAACTAGCAGAACTAAGAGATTCTGCCGAGAAGGCTGGTAATTTTACTGGTGCGATTGCTGCTGAAAAGTACCGAGGTATGGTGGCTGGATTATATATTGACAGGAAAGAAGTCATGCATGGCACGATTGATTCCATGTCAGTAGGAGAGGTAGAGGATAAATTAATTGAACTTCGAAAAAAGTTATCCATTCAAGGAGAGTATGAAGTTATTGACGATGACACATCTGAAGGGGTGCTTGTCGGAGAGTCTAGCGATGACATACTTACTGAAGAAGGGGAATCTGGTATTCAAGACGATTCATGACACAGGTTGTGTCGATCTTGTTGCCGTAGATAAGCGTGGGAAAGTCCATTTGTATGATGTCAAAACGTCTTTGAAATATGCAAAAGGGAAGAAAAAAGGCAAAACAATTAACCGTGTATTGACCCCATTACAGAAGAAATTAAAGGTTGAGTTATTGATGGTTGATTTAGAAGAAGAAAGGTGCTGGGTAATTAAACATGGCGGAAGAGAAGAATCTCTGGAAACAACTAAAAAATAACACAAAATCAATAATTTGGACAAGAATTGAAGCTACGTCAGGGTTGGGTATTCCTGATCTGTTTGGCTTTTATAAACGAGGCTTTTGGTTAGAGCTTAAAATAATAACCAATAATAAATTAAACTTTAGCGCACATCAAATTGCGTGGATTCACAGGCATTATTCTGCTGGCTGTCCTGTTTTCGTACTTGCCAAAGACCCTCTTTCGAAGGGGCTTAAATTATTCTCAGGCTCCATTGTCCGTGATCCATCTTCCATTAGCGATAAACCCCCATTAACCTCCATTGTCCCTGGATCCCGGACTCAGGGCTGGGAACAGCTCCTGCTGATGCTGGGTTCCTGGACTCCTGATGGCAGGGTATCGACCAAGCTCCATTAGTCCATTGACCATAAACCATCTTCCATTGCCCATTACTAGATAATCTCCCAGCGTCCCGGGCTGCAGATGGTTGTGTCTTCCCGGGAGCTGGGATCCTGACGCTTGACTCAGGAGTTGGATTATGCTACTGCATAAATATTCCTTCTTTGTTTAGTTAGCCAAACGAAACAATCGGCGATTCGAAGTCCTCGGGTCGCCACCCAACTTCCATTCTCCATTCCCCTCTTACCTTCATAGATATACCAGTACGAGAGATATTTCGGCGTCCCAGACCAGGAGCTGGATGGTACAGCAGGTTTACAGTAAAAAAGTTTTGTTTTGCCTCTTGACATCCTAACTAATTAGGACTATATATATTAATAGAACCTGGAAGCGATAAAGGAAAAAGGATAAGTAGCGAAATGACGAACACGCACCGACCAGGTTCAGATTCAGGTAGTTGCCGTAATGACTCGAGACCCTGAATCGCACAAAGAGCATCTAAACACTGGCGACTGTGGGTGTACTGGGTCGCACTTGTTAGTCTTGTACACTCATTTGCTCTTACTAAACAAAGGAGGCGAAGATGAAAAATTATAAATACGATCATATCATTCATGTATTATTACAGAAGCACGGTTGGGTCCGTGTGCCCTGGTTCGTAAGTCTGAGAGAGTTGCAGGAGGTACATTACAATGCCCGTTGAATTCAAAGAAAACTCCATCAAGGATTGGGTCATTAATAACCTAGAAGAAGGACAGATTGCAGATGTGATCCTGGAAGGATGCCAGTCGGGTATTGTGTCAGAGTTGATTTATTATTCTGACAGTTGTGCATTCTACGATACATATGAAGGAGAGATTTGGGATCGCCTAGACCAGATGTCGTGTGACATGGGCTCGCCCTCTATTCTCCATCTCATCGCATCATTTAATGGATCTAGGTCTGTGGGCTCTCATGATCAGTTCAGGAACCTGCTGGCGTGGTGGGCATGCGAAGAAGTCTGTCGTGAGATCATTGCAGAGAAAGAAGATAAAGAGAGCAACGAGTGCCTAGAGGAGATCCAAACTGCATTGGGTCAAAGCACATAGTTGCCAGCCTTTCTTGCTTATTTCGGGATCGCCTGCCTGACGGTGGCTGTGCTGGCGATCTCCATTTCCCGCATTCCCTTTGGGGTAGGAAGTACGTTCGCTATAATTATCAGCGTGAGCTTCTGGCTGCTGGTTGCCAAAGCAGGATTCTCTGTCCTGTCGGTCGTTCTCCATTCTCCATTTCCCTCTAATCCCTAAGCATACTGGTATAGGTATCAGGAGCTACCGGCGGGACGCTGGGTTGGCAGGAGTTGGTGGAAGAAGATTCGTGAAAAAGTTATCCACAACTTAATTAAAATAAATAGTTGCAATTAGTTAGGATATGATTATATATATAATAAGCGAGGGGAAAACTGGGATTATCCTGTATCCCTCGCTCAAAAGCCAAAGGAGGCACAACATATGAACAAAAAGAAAGAAATAGACAAGTTAGTAAGACTAACTATTCTAAATAACTTCATCAGTTCGAAGTTGAAAGAACAAAAGACAATCGTTAAGTCTTTTGTCGGCGAGGAAAAAGTCCTCAAAGGTCTTGACCACAAGATGAACGTTATCAGACGAGAATATAAAAAGTTTGATAGCAATCGTTTTAAGGTTGA